CAACAATTCAGCAATTAAAGCATATGCCTTAGCCAACTCGGTTTGATTGTTGATATACGCTAATCGTTCTGCCTCAAAGGCACAGTTTTTAGCATCTTCAGTAAAACAACCTTGTCTAATGTTATCAATGTTCACAATGGTGACTCCTCATGGTTAGCAGGGTTAAACTTAGGCCTTTTATGGCCTGTATCGAGTGGATTAGGGAAGGCAGGGAAGGGCCACATTGTTAGTTTGCTTTGCATCGTACAACCTTAAATAATTCAAGACAATCACCCTTCACCCATTTATTAGGGTCCAGCTCACCTGTTTCAGGGTCACAAAAGGGCGTTTCAGGCCCGTAGTTGTTGCATTCGTACCAGTGCTGACATATGGCACGTTCAGTGGCGCTAAAGGCCACTATACCTGTGGATTTAAATTGTACTTCATATCTTGGCATTGTCAATCCTTTGCAAAGCGAGCGGTAAACTCTTGGTTTGGGTGAAGTGCCTTAGCAGCGGCCACGGCGTCACGGCATGTTTTATAAGCGTTGGTTGACCAGCAGTAGAACTGTTTCAGGTTAGGCGCTGTTTTAGGCGCACCCTTGCAATATACGTGAATCTTGCGTTTATACACTTTGAACATGATAGACCCCTTATATTTTAAACCTTTATTTACCGACAAACAACTATTTGATGCTTCCTTGCAGCAGCCGTTTTCGCAGTCGTAAGGATACCAACACACATTTTTGGGACATTTTTGATCTTCAATCATTTTTACCCCCTTTATAAGACATATAAAAATCTTTGATCTCTTCCTCAGTCAGTAATCTCTTTTCATTCGTCAACGATGCTTCGTATTTATACATCGCTTGAACCGCGTTATTTATAAATTCTTTGCTCATCCCAACCAAAGGAGAAGGAGAGGCACGAAAGTTTTTAGGATAAATCACGGTTAACTCCTTAGACTTTAGAGGCTGCATTGTCAAGGACAAAGACATAAGTGCCATCGGCCAGTTGACCACCAAACAAACCGCCATAATGGGCATCATTCCAGCCCATTTTGTTAACCAGTGCCTTTGCAGCGGCAGCGTGGCAGTCCATGCCTGATAGCTCGTGTGGATAGTCAATGGTGACTGAACCGGCGGCGCAGGTGGCTTTGATGCGTGAACCTCGGCTATTAGTTGGGCAAAGATACTTGGTTTGAATAGCTTGCATGATAGTCCTTAAAGTGTTGCCAGTACATCACTGACGGGATTTAGTGCTGTATGGTTGCACTCCAATGCATTGTATCACGACAATGCATCAAGCTGCAATCACTTGCCATTAGAGCGTGTGATCATACTATCATACATTTCGACAGCCTCAAAAAGACTATCAGCGATCAGATGCCACTTTTTAGAGGCTTGTATATCGTTAGGATTAGCCTCAAGTGATACAGCCAGTTCACGTGCTTCACGTGCTTGGATGTAAGTGTTGCTGAACTGGTCAGAGATGCGGTTAGAACCGTGCATAATATTAAACTCCCAGTATTAAACGCCCAAAGCCAACAAGACACCCCAACCTGCAAAGACTGCAAGACAGAGTACAGTAACGATGATATCTTCTAACTTTTCTTTAGTGAACATGGTTGATTTCCTAGTTACTGGCCAGCACTTCGCTAGCCATGTATGAACTATAACACAATGTTTTGTACTGTCAAGTACTTTATTTAGACTGTTACAAACTGTTACATATTGTCTCATAAATACAACAAACCTAGTTACTGGATAGTCTAGATTGTGACTGTCAAGTATAGCGTATAAGCACCTGCATCGCCCCTCACTCATGCCTATTGAGAATGATTCTCATTTAGATTTACATTGTGACTAAACTGTACAGTCACAGACTAGACTGATCAGTATAATTATGACTACACAGTCACAAAGCTACTGCTTAGTTGCCAAGTGACTCTAAAGTCACGGGGGGAGGGGTAGACTGTAGTGAATAATTGTTGTGGGAGCCTCTAACGTACACAAAAAAGGTAAAATAGGATTAATTAGGGACAGATTAGTGCTTAAAAATTAAGCAACTATAGTGCTTATAAGTACTTGTCACTGCTTAAAAAATAGGCAATTGAGCAAGTAGAGACTACAAAGTGCTAGACAACCCTCAAAAGGAGGGCTTAAACGTACCAAGAATGTCAATGAAATGTGACTAGGATCACAAGAAAGTAAATAAATATGTAAAAGTTGTAACAAAATGAAGAAAAAGCTTGACATCTGAGACAAAGTATGATATAATATACGTATTAGTTAAATTAACATCTTAACTATGCAGAACTCAGATAAAGTCTATGAAGCCTGACCCCACTTCAAAGCAACAACGAAGAGTCTAGATCATGTACACCTTGGAAAGGGTACTATAAGAGTAAATTATTAACAGTTAACATTAGTAATATACTTTATCTAGATTCTGCCTTTAATGAAATGTTAACGCAATGTCTTAGTACTCTATAGTACTATATTCATAGTCTCCCCATAGAGAGGATAAAGACGTAATGACCGCACCAACAGGTAACAAGAAGGGTAGACCAAAGAAGACAGACATAACTGAGATTAAAGAATCTAGGTCTGTTGGTCGTCCAAAGGGTGATACAGCGATAATTAATGAATATAAGCTACGTATGCTTAATTCACCTAAGTCAGCTAAAGTGTTAGAAGCTATTTATGATGCTGCTCTTAACGATGAACATAAGAATCAAGCTGCAGCATGGAAGCTAATTATGGATCGGGTCATCCCTGTCTCAGCTTTTGAAGCTGCTAAGGCTGGAGGCACTACTCCTCAGATTAGTATCAACATCACTGGGTTGTCTACCCCTACAGTGTTTACCTCTGATGATGAGGTAATTGATGTCTGACGCTAACGCTGAACTTAACTTTGCATTATTGAACTGGCAACAGACTGTCTTCAAAGACCCTCACCGATTCAAAGTAGTAGCCGCTGGTCGTCGTTGTGGTAAGTCCAGATTGTCTGCTGTTACCTTGCTCATCGAAGCTCTGAACTGTCCTGAAGGCTCTGCTGTGATGTACATAGCACCTACCCTCGGACAAGCCCGATCAATTCTTTGGGACTTGTTACACGACCTCGGGAGGCCTGTCATTAAGTCTAGCCACGTTAATAACCTAGAGATCACGTTGATCAATGGAAGGAAGATTCTTGTTAGAGGTGCTGATAACCCTGATAGTCTTCGTGGTGTGTCTCTTACTTACGTGGTACTGGACGAGTGCGCGTACATTAAGCAAGAGATTTGGGAGAAGGTTATACGGGCTTCTCTGTCGGATAAGAAGGGTAGGGCTTTATTTATCTCTACTCCTAGCGGTCGTAATTGGTTCTACGATACCTTTAAGTTGGGTAGCGAAGGTACAGATGAAGAGTGGAAGTCTTGGCACTACACTACGCAGGATAACGAGACTATTGACCCTAAGGAAATTGAAGCAGCGAAGAGAACTTTAAGTTCCTTTGCATTCAAGCAGGAATACTTATCTAGCTTTGACAATGCAGGTGCTGACTTGTTTAAAGAGGATTGGTTCAAGCTTGAAGAAGAACCTCAGTATGGTCAGTATGTAGTTGCTATTGACTTGGCAGGCTTTGAAGAGGTAGGTAAGAATGCTGGTGCTGCTAAGAAGCGTCTAGATGAATCTGCTATTGCCATTGTCAAGATAGAAGATAATGGTAACTGGTGGGTACATAAGATTGTTCACGGACGATGGGACATCAGAGAGACCTGTGTACACATTCTGAAGACCATTAGAGACTACAAACCGATCTCCGTAGGGATTGAACGTGGTGCTCTTAAAAACGCTGTACTGCCTTACCTCAATGACCTTATGCGTAAGAACAATATCTACGCACACATCCAAGACTTGACTCACGGTAACAAGAAGAAGACAGACAGGGTTGTCTGGAGCCTTCAAGGTCGTATGGAACACGGTAGAGTCTCCTTCAACATCGAAGAAGATTGGGCTGAGTTTAAGGATCAGATGATTATGTTCCCTACTGCAGGTGTGCATGATGACTTAATTGATGCTCTTAGTTATGTCGATCAGTTGGCTGTGTCTAACTATCAGCAGGACTACGAAGATGATGATTACGAAGTATTAGACCCTATAGCGGGTTACTAAAGGAAAACAATGTCTGAAGAAAACTATAACGAGAGTCAATTCGAAGACCCTACAGAGGAAGAGAAGAAACTTACCTCTTGGGTCTCTGAACACATCACACGCTGGCGCGACTACCGTGATGGTAACTACATGGACTTATGGCTTGAGTATGAGCGTATCTTCCGTGGTGTCTGGGACACTCAGGACAAGACTCGTGACTCTGAGCGTAGCCGTATCATCTCCCCTGCTACACAGCAGGCTGTAGAGACCCGTCACGCTGAGATCATTGAGGCTATCTTCGGTCAAGGTGAATTCTTTGACATTGAAGATGACATCAAGGACGTTAACGGTAACAGCCTTGACGTAGAAGCTCTCAAGCTGCAGTTGATGGAAGACTTCAAGAAGGACAAGATCAAGAAGTCTATTGACCAGATCGAACTGATGGCTGAAATCTACGGTACAGGTATCGGTGAGATTATCGTTAAGTCCGAGAAGCAATATGCTCCAGCTACACAGCCTATTCCCGGTATCGCTAATGCAGCAGCTATCGGTGTTGAAGAGACTGAGCGAGTAGCAGTTAAGATCAAGCCTGTCAATCCTAAGAACTTCCTGATTGATCCTAATGCTGACTCCATTGAAGATGCTATGGGTGTTGCCATTGAGAAGTATGTCTCTTTGCACAAGGTTGTTGAAGGTATCGAGTCTGGTATCTACAAGAAGGTTAACATCAGTTCATCCTTCGATGATCCTGATTTAGAGCCTACTCAAGACCTAACTACTTATCAAGACGATAAGGTTAAGCTGGTTACCTACTACGGCTTAGTTCCTCGTGAGTACTT